TGTCACCATCCCTGCTTTGATCAGCTTGGCGTAGGCTCGCTGAACAGTTAATGCTTGATGTTCTGCGTCAGCCGCCGCGGTGTGCTTGGTAACGTGTCCACCGTCTTTTAGTTTGACACCGGTGACCTCAAACAATGTCCGAGTGTCTCGCACCATATAAAAGGGCCAGGGAATCTTCATATCAAGTTGTCGCCAAGCACTTTCCATTGCCACACAATCAAACCCTGCACCGTTGCTCCATACTGCTCGCCGATTCCAGCAAAATTTGTACAGCTTTTCCATACATACTTGAAATGACTCTCTACCATTATCACCCATAGCTTCTTCCATGGCTGCGGCGCTTTGATTACCCCACCACCTGATGGTATCTTCATTGATTACACGATTATAAACATCGGTTTGTTCATCAATAGTAGGGCGCAATTCCAATCTATCTACCACTCCCATTCCTTTGGGATTAAACGATACCGCACCAATCGTTAATATCACACAGTTTGGTGATGTGTCTAAACTTTCAATATCTAGCATTACATCTAATGACATCTTATTCCTTTTAAAATTTATCACTTACCCCCATTTTAATAAAAAGAGTAAGTATTTCTTCTCGTCAATTATACAGTATCTAGTAACATTGTCAACATATTTCAACTCGATTCCGTATATTTCTGCTAAATGAGATTTGAATACATTTGGTCCACAATGGGCATACAATTCTTTAAACTCTTTTCTCACTAGTGTAAGCTCAGTCCACTCTATCTTAGAGGAATTCATTATGACCACCTCAACACAAATCTTACATAATCCCGTTCATACCTAAACTTAACGTAGATAGTTTCATAATCTATTTTCCATCTAGCGTGCCGCTCATACTTTTCAATCGACTCTGTTATCCAGTTAACTATCTCGTCATATCGATCCATGTAGGTACTTACTTGATCAAAATGATTAGGTAGATGGCAGGTATGCCAGCCTAAATTGCCATCGTCATTCCAGTGCCATGTAATGGGCTGATCAGTCATACTCAATAGCCGGCCGCGACCAACAATTCCTTTACTTGCGGCACTATTTTAATATCTCGTATAAACTTAATGGCCCATAGTTCAGGATTGATATAGTCGATGATCATTTTAACCTGAGTTTCGTCTAACTCATCTAAAAATTTAGTACCACTTGCACTTTGATATAGCATCCATGGACTAATCTTACCGGTTGTGACGGCGTAACAGAGTTTATTCTTATTGGCATATCGTAAAATATCACGATTCAATACCCGTTCTGTTTCTGCTAGTGTGATAGTAGTTTCAATACTACGAGCAATTGCGTCTAGCGGGTCTTCTTCGCGAAGGTATTCTGTAAGAAATTTGTTATATGAACTATCACTATTCCAAGCATCAACTTTAACCTGGTTCTTCAACAACCAATCTACAAACCTATTGATATTCAGCGCATTAATATCAACACAATAAGTCCCAAACTTTACAAAGGCGGTGTAATATGCACTCTTAATGAATTCTTCGTATGTTCGATTTTTCTTGCTGGTACTATTTTTTACATAAAACTGCAACCAAGCTTGAAATCCGATCCGGTTACCACGCCTATCCTTCTCTAGCCAACGATGTTTATATTCACATATATGTTTTAATACAGTTGATTCACGTAGGAATTCACGTTTGCAAAATTCACAACCGTACTTGATAACACTATCCGTTTCCTCTATCTTTTTCATATTCTTCAATATCATCATCAGTTATTATTTGGTTAAGGGTTTCAATGTCGGATATTTTGAGATTTGGAAACAAATTACTCAAATGTATTTTACGCTTTTGCTCAATTACAAATGTCTTAGCAATCTCAGTTAAGGTTTCGCTATCTGCTTTAGGGTAAATCTTTGCATAGTAGTCTTTAACTTCCTTAGCCTTTGCAGGTGTTTTAAGTTTACTGACACTTGCGCTTATGTTTGGGATCCATTGATGAAATTGCTTGCCCAAGCCCGGACTAGCTGCACATAACATTAGCCATTGAAGCTTGGGATGTTTTTGTACGTTTTCATTGAATAGATATTTATTAGCGTGATACTCAGTGCTTTGCAAATAATATCCCTGGAGATCCTTATTACCTTTGATTGCGCTCATCCAATGCACCATCATAAAGGGCACAAATTTTCGCTGCTGATCTTCAGTTAATCGGTCAAACCAAGCATAATCTTTTTTATCTAACGCGGTCAAGGCTGCAAACAAATCAAAATCTTGTTTCTCAAACTTCTCATCTTCTGCTAGTTTTGTTGCCATTATATACTTACCACGCTAACGAATAATCTACGATCTCACAGTTTCTGCTAACTTCTTTTACGAAATAAACGCACATTGGTTTAACTGAGTCTTGAATTGGTACGCAAAGAAATTGTCCATTCTTAAGCCTCGGGGCATACCAAGTTACATCATGGTATATGTCAATAATTTCAATGGGTTGAAATGTAGGGGAGAATGATGATAATGGATTGAATTCAAACGCATTGAATCCACGATCATTGATACTAGTTAGTGGCAATGTTTCTAGATCGCCGTGTTCCTTTTCACCAATCAAAATCTGCCAATCAACAGGCATTTTTATAACGTGTTCACCTATGCGTAATACCAATGCCGGAGAGCTGAATGATTCTAGGAATATTAGAGGGATATAATGATAATCAACAGCGGTGGGGTTTGAGTTATCTAGGATAGCAAACCTAAAATCATCCACTTCTTCGGGGAGATTTTCTAGGTTATATTTTATGTTGTCTAAAAGAAGTATGTTCATTGTTAAATTATATCGGTTTGTTTATGGGATGTCAATCTATTCGGGTTTAACTTACATTTATCACTTATATTGTAATTTATCCACTGAAAAGGGATAATTGGCTTCTTTATAAAATTCTTTTCGCTTTGTCAAATGACGTTTGGCGAACTTGCAGCTGGAAGTTATATCGTATATTTCCACGTGGTCTTTATCTTCTGCTTTTCTAATGCCACGACCGATACTTTGAATAACCCTTACAAATGATTTGCCAGGCTCGATCAGTACCACATTAAATATTCGAGGGATGTTGATGCCTACCGCTGCCACTCCATATGTTGCGACTAACACCAAGCCTGAGTTTACGGATACCTTGTCATACTCTTCCTGCCTGACTTGTGCCTTGGTATCTCCACTGATGAAGACTGCTCCGGGGATCCTACTAACGATTTCCTTACCCGCATTAACTCTATCAACTAGAACTAATGTATTGCCACTAGCCTTTAGTGATTGAATTTGCTTGGCAATGACATCCAATCGTGATGCATCTTCAAGCAAATGCTTTAACTCACTTTGGTAGTTTGAAAATTCCAATCCATCTTGTAATTGAATAATATTCACGTGGCATTGAGCAAGCACACCTTGTTCCTGTAAAGTACTAGCTGACAGTTTGTTAATCACTGGCCCCAAACTGACAAACAATGCCTGACTTTCAAGCTTTGCTTTTGGGATAGTACCAGTCAGTCCCCATCTAATCGGGATATGACTCATTACCCCTGTCAACAGTGTTTTCAAGGCATCAGCTTTTGCTTGGTGACAATTAGATACCACCGCGCCTTCTACAATATAATTGTGATCATCTTGTATATGTAAATTATACACGGTGTTGGGTTTTTGTATTTCAGTTTTTTTTACTAGTTTCATATAATTGTTTTATCTTTCGCTGTGTGTTGTTATCAAATCTAGAGTACTCTACCGGTTCATCAAATGAGGTTAAAAATTCCCTTGTTGCTATTATTACAGAATAATTATTACCCTTCGCCCAGTTTTCCAAAGAATTAAGTTTGGCCGCAAAGACTAGTCCGGAGCACAATTCTTCGGGCTTCACCTCAGTAACTACTTTATTAATGTGGTCAACAAAATCAACGATATATATTTTTGTGACGTTACCGATATCATATTCTATCCTCAAGGACTCGTACTCTGCTGTGGGGTGGTTGAATTGGTACAATGCTTCCCAACTTGATCTAAATTTTAGATCATCTAATGATGATTCCCAATGAGTATTTCTATTATTGGAATTTGGTGTAAATTTTCCTGAAATAATTAAGTCCTTCATTAAGCGCGACCTCTTCTCTTTTTCAGTCGCTGGCATTTTTTTACCATACATGCCGTTCTTGGCACCTAGATTCTTCTCGCTTATTTTAGTCTTAGTTGAGTCCTTGCAAGGGTTATTATATGGATAATTACCCTTCATTCCTTTATTCCATGGTTTTCCGGTGTTCAACTGCTGTTTAATTTTTTCACCGTGTTTTTTCTGAACAGCTTTGCCGCCTATTGAAAACGATATGGCTTTGATATCTTTGTCAGATACATTCCCCGAGAGCAAGTCGTCTGTATTTTTTACCCAAGCATCAACAACTGTATTCATAATTCTGTTTATGAATCGGTTGCAGTCAGCACCAGTCAATACTTGCCCCGTATTGAGCACAGCACTAATAGCTGATAAATTAGTTACTCTGACTATCTGGTTATATGCACACAACCGATCATTAATCATTTCCATTTTTTTATTCGTCCTAGGATTCATTAAATACCTCTGCTTTAGTTAGATGTATTTATGTCTTATTGATTATTTTATGGTCATATGTTAATGAATCGGCTCGGCACCAACCTAGATTTGTCAAAAATTTATGATTGCCGGTAACTCTAACTACTGCGCCGGTATCAAACTCTAGTTCGTACATTTTTTCACTGTTCGATTTAGCTATATTTGTATGCTGCTTAGTAACAGTATCAATTTTGAATTCATTCGTATGTTCAGAATAATTTACAACCTTATCACCTGCTACGATGTCTTTAATAGGTACGTATCCGCCGGGCGTCAGTACCCGCATATCTCCTGCGAAACATTCATCCACTATGACACATACCACACCCTCCAAAAACTCGTCGATTGGAACTTCCGCTTCATCCGCTTTAGTATTCTTCAACATCACATTCAGGCTCTGCCAGGTGCAAATCGTATGCGTATGCCCGATTTCTTTTCTTCCACCGTAATACACCCCGACATTAAGGCCTAGATTGCGATAGTCCTTTTCTGTTTGCGTAACCAAGGATACATTAGGCACGATTACAATGCTACGACCATACCGTTCTATGCTAGCACTTAGAGCCGCAGTCATAATAGTTTTTCCGGCACCAGTAGCTATCTCCTGCAAACACTGCGGGTTACTTAAAAAGTTGTTGATTAGCTCAATTTGATAATCACGCAATACGATAGGTTCACCTGCAATGGGATGACCAATAGGCCAAGTTTTGTGCGTGAAGGTGTCTTCAGTTACTTGGGTGAACTCAAATGTAGTTGTATATTCTCTGGAATCTTCTAATGTAATATCGTACCCGGCGAGTTCAATTAGGGGTAGGATTTCAGGGAGTAAATTCATAAAGGTGCTACCACCTAAACTAAAATAACTTACCTTACCATTCCATCGCCCAAGACGGACACTTGGCAGATACCTCGCACCCGGCACCTCATATTCAAACATCTTCATCAATGTTTTTCTATCTGGCAAGTCTAGCCCAACCAGTTTTACATTCACTTCATCGGTGACAATTATTTTACATTCTTTCATTTGATCTCTATTGGTAGGGAGTTAGTTACTTTAATAATTTTCTTTGCGGAACTATGCTGATAGTCTCCGGGCGACACATTGATAAATGTCATCC